GACGACGTCCTGAGCCGCACCCCACGTAGCCCCGTTGTCCGTAGACCGGGTGACCGTCACCTTGTTTGCTGCGACCATCGCCGCCCACAGGTACCCGTTCGCGGACCTGCACAAAGCGATGGGGGACTGGTCCGTGTTCGCGGGCGTCAACGGCACGACCGCATCCGTCACAAGGGCGGCGTACGAGGATGCCGTGTTGTACGACGAGAACCGTGACTGTGTCGGGTGCCCGCGCAGGACACCCAACCACCCGGTCGAGTAAGCCACCGTGGGGCGCGCACCCGTCCTCGAGTCCACGACCGTCCCCGGGGTGGGGGCGTCGAGGTCGAGGAACAGGCGGTGCCCCGTCGTTGTGGGCAGAACAGCCGCGTAGTTCGACCCGTCATGCCACGACACGCGGGTAGTGGGCTTCGTCCACCGGTCCGCAGGGTCCGTCAACGTGGACGTCGTCACACCAGCAATCGCGCCCGGAGTCTCGTCCGCCACCGCAGGACGCAACGCAAGCTGCCACGCGCGCGCACGGTACGACGACACGAACCCGAACGTCGCCACACCCGTAGACCCGGGCGTGGTCTGCAACCCGCGGTCCACCATGTAACCGCGGCGACGCCCACCCGTAGCGAGCGTCGTCGAGGACGACGGCGGGGTGATCGTCTCCGAACCCGAACCGATCTGCACACCCGCAACAACCTGCGCACCAGCAGTCACAGTCGTCACCGACGGCGCGTTCACCGTCGCGACAGACGACCCAGCCCACCCGTTCGTGCCCGACGACACGCCAACGGACGCATCCAACGGTGTCGTCGCATCCACGCCACGCCACGCCGACCACAGGATGTCGCCCTCACGGGCCGTGGCGAACGTGAACGTGATGCTCGCCGGCGGGGTCGACGGCACCAAGTACCGCCACAACCCACCCGTCACCGCGTTAGACGACGGCGACGACCACGTCAGAAGGCTCACCGCACCAGACGGGACAACCGTCGGCGCCGCAGCGTCGATGATGTGGTTCAGCACCTCGAGCAGCAGGACGTCGCCCGCCACGATCCCGCCAGGCAGCGTCAGCGTGAACGTCGTGGACGCCGACCCCGACAGGTACGGCACATTGCCGGAGTCAACCTTAGTGATGGCCACGAAGCGCTCCTATCAGGCAGGCGGACGGACCACGAGGTACGTGCCCGAAGACGGGACCGACACCGGGTCCACGAGGATGAAGTCACCGCGCATAGCGGTCGTGCTCGTAGACCCGAGCGCCAGGTCAGATGTGCCAGCACCGAGAACGGACCGCCCGGCCGCTGCACTGGCCGCCGTCAACACCCCACGGCCAGTGGACGTCGAGTCCGAAATGGTTGTCGCGGGGTGCGTGTGCGACGTCGCAGCCGCACCCAGGGCCGTTCGCCCAGCGGCCTGGTTCGCGGCGGCCATCACGTCACGACCGGTAGCGCCCGTGCCCGCCAGGTTCGTCACGGAGACGGTGACAGCCCCCGTCTCACCGTTGACCGAGTTGACGGCCGTGCCCCCGAGACCGTCAAGGATCGGCTGCAAACCATCAATGGTCGCGATCGACTGTGTTCCCGAATGGTTCGCCCGGTTGCGGTCCGCCGCCGAGTTCTGCGACGCGGCGTTGTTCACCATCGAGTCGACCTGCGACTTGCGGTAGTACAACGCGTCACCACGAGCATCGTTGTGATACTGCGTGTGCGGGTCACCAACCGTCAGATTCGCCAACGTGTTGTGATCCGTCGCAGCACCACCCGACGACGGATTCACCCACACCGTGTCACGATCAGCATTCGAAGCCTTCGTCAGCACCTGACCCGTCGAGCCGCCGACGGGCACACCCTCCGCAGCATCCTCAGCCGCCGACTGTGCCGCGATAGCAGCAGCAGCAGACGCCGCAACTTCGACCTCAACGCCATCCAGACGAAGCGCGATACCCTCAGCCGTTTCAAGCGGAACCTCGATCCCGCCACCCAGGGCAGACACCGCACCATCCACCGCCGGGTCAACCCAGAACGACGGAATGAACAACTCCGACGACACCGTGCGCGTCGCCCCAGAGATGACGAGCGTCCCAGCCTCGTCCTCCGTGATCGCCGCCGGGGTCGTCGTGCCCCGCCTGACGATCGTTACCGTCTGCCCGGCAAGGGCCGGGATCGGGAGCCCCGTGTCCTTATCGACCGCGAGCTTCGCGACATAGAGGATGCGTGCCATGTGTGGACTCCCTACTCGTTCTCCGCGATGTCCTCGCGGGCACAGCGGATAGCGTCAAGCTCGTTCCTGCGGGGAGTCCCGCACGTCTCGCACTCGACCATGGGGTCAGGCGGTCGTCGGGTCGGGCAGGGTGTGCTGCACCGCCGGACCCGCAACAAACTCGGCGTTGCCGACGGACTGGAACACGGACACCAGCCCAGCCAGCCCCGCAACAGAGAGAAGCTGCACACCGTTCAGGTCGAGGATCCCGGTGACGTCCGCCGTGACGAACGCCGCAGCAGCCTGCCCAACGGTCTTGATGGCCCGCTCGGCGGTGCCCTTCCAGAACGCCTTGGTGAAGTACACGGAGTCAGACACTGGGGTTCTCCTTGGGGATGTCGATGGTGACCTTCACGCCGCCCTTGACCGCCTCGGCAGCACCTGCGCGAGCCGCGGCGACGATCTGGTCGGCTGTGAGACCGGTGCCCGTCGCGAGGGCGTCGAGCGCCGCACGAAGGCCCGTGTTCTCGCCACGCAGAAGCGCAAGCCCGTTGTTCGCGTTCGCGAGCTCCTGCAAGGCGTTGACCTTGCCAGCGTCGCCTCGGTCAACGGTCGTTGCCCACACCTTCTCCGCCGCCGCACCGGCAACCTTGGGCAGGTCCACGACGAGGCCGTTGACCTTCTCCGCGATGGAGCCCTTGAAGCCGTTGGCGCCGGTAGTCTGCCGATCTAGGTTGCGGACGCGGGCCAGGACAGAGTCCTCCGCGGGCAGGTTCTCACCGCCCCGCGCTCCAATCGCGTCACGGATCTGACGGACCGAGAGGTAGAGGTCCACCTGCTCGTCGTCGGTGAGCTTTGCCATGAAGTCCTCCGGATCAAGCGGCGCAGGGGCGCCAGGAACGTTCGGGATGGAGACGGACCCGCCGCCACCAATGGGGTTCGACACCAAGCCAGAGCCGGTGAACACCCAGTGCCACGCCTCACCGACGGAACGACCCTCGGTGTTCGTGAACCCATACGAAGGGGCGAGTGCCGCGAGCTGCCGGAACCTTGTGCCGCCGAAGCCACCCAGCCCGGAGCAGTCCACGGCCTTACCCCACCCGTGGTTCGACGTGCCCGGCACAGCCGCAGCAGCCCCGGTGACACGCACCCAGCGCACGCCCTGCCAGTAGCGGACGTCGCCGTAGGGGCCGGACCCGGACCACAGGACTCGGTACCGCTCACGAAAGATGCGTTCCTGCACCGAGTAGGGCCGATACGAGTCCGTCAGGTACGGGGTCCACCCGTGACGGTTCTGAATGTCCCGGGCCAGCGCATCCCAGTTCGCGGCAGCCGCCGCAATGAGTCGCTGCCCGGGTGCGGTCACCAGCGCGACTGTCGCGGAGGTAGGGAACTGGCCGTTTGCGTAGGCCATCAGGGCCTCCTTGTCACGTCAGGTCATCAGGCATGTCAGGGAGATCCGGGGAACCCTCACGCCGGTGCCGGTACGCGTAATCGATGAGCTGACGGCAGTACGCCCACAACTTCGAGTACTTCGTCTCCATAGCAGCCAGACGCCCCTCGACCAGGGCCAGCCGGGCGCCCACGTCCTGCGCCGTCCCACGCTTGTGCGTCAAGATCGCCCCCACCAACGCGCCGACACCACCAATGGCAGCCAAGACCGCGACCGCTATCGCAACCCACAACGCCGGCGTCACTGGCCCACAGCCAGGACATAGATGCGATTAGTCGTACTCCCCATCGGACCAGAATTGCCGTGCATTCGGAAAGCAACGGCAGTCCTAGTCGACCCCTGCGGGCGGAACCGGAACGTAATCTGCTGAGCGGCGTCATTCGTCGAGGCATCCTGAATGAACGCCCCATTCAGCGTCGTCGGAAAACCCCCATGAGGCAGATTAAAGACGCCGTAACCATTGACGTCAGTCGTGACGTTTCCCGAACCGACGATCGAATACTGACCCGGCACGTTCGGGAACGGCTCAAACGCCTGGCCCCAGTAGAGGGTCCCCGTACCGTCCTCAAGGCGCGACCACTCCACGCCAGCAATGCGAACCGTCGTGCCCTTCTCATCGAGATACTGCAACGCCTCCACGTTCTCCGCGACAAGGCCGCCACCATTACCCGACCAGCAACGCAAATCCACCGGCGTGCCCACCACAGCCGAACCATTCGCAACCGGAACAAGCGCAATCGGCTGATCCGAATTCGTCACACCGCGGTCCGTCTGACGCGAAACGGCAACCGCCTTCGACGACCCGCCCGTCAACAGCATCAACGTAGACGTACCCGTAGGGGACGACGCAGGCTGCCAATGCCGCCGAATCACCAGCGTGTCCCAGCGAGTCGAACCCGTCGCGTTCGCCGCAGCATTCACCACACCCGACGTGTTCCACGTCGACAGGACACCGTCACCCCACGCGGTACCAGCAGACACCGTCACAGCGCGATCCCCAGCGCCGCCAGCAGTAGCCTTCAAACCCGAACCGATTACTGAGTAAAGCGCGCCCTTACCCAGCACAAGCGGGGTCTGAGCAGAGGTAACCTGCCCCTTGAACCCGTAGTTAACATCAGCCACGGTGCCCATGGACTACCTCTTCTCAATGTTGGAAACAGCGCGCGTCAGCGCAGTCACTTGCTTCACCAAGGGCGCGTCCGACGAGTCCGCCCAATCGCCCACACGCGGCGTCACACGGACCCCGTCACCCGGCGTCCAGTCGAAAGGAACAGAGCTCACGGCGTCAGTCACAACCGGGCCGTCCGCAAGGCGGATCGGAAGCCGGTCACCCAGGCCGAACGTCACCCCGAACTTGAACGAGTCCGTCTCCACGAGCTCGCACTTGAGGGACGCCTTAGCCGCACCCTCAGCGAGGGCCTCATCCATGCGCGCCGTCAGGACCGTCTCAAGGTTGGGGTCCGTCGACTCCACGTCACGGGCGTCACGACGGGCAGACAACCGCACACCGTGCGCCGCCTCGCGGGCCGTGTCGATCTTTCGGCGCACCACCCGGGCAGTACCCTCACCGCCGGCAAGGATCGTGACCCGCGTGACCGTGGGCGCTTTGACCGAGTACTCACCGGACACCACAACCCCGGACTCCTGTGTGAGGACCCGCGCGTACGTCGTCGGGACCGTCACATCCAGCACCCGACCGGCACCCGACTGCCTCACCCGCACCAGCAACCCGGCCTGCGCAACGGCAGGCCACAAGCGCTCGAACGGGGTGTGGAACCGGACCGAAGCAGTGATCGTCGACCCCAAGCCCGCGGTCGCCGGGATCGTCAACACGTGCCCATCCCGCGTCACGTTCGGCGCAAGGATCTGCTTCAACACCGTCTCCGCCGGGCCGGTCCGCGTGAAGTACGCGTCCTCGTCACCCTGCTGAGTGATCGTGCCCGTCGGGTTCGGCCAGCACTCCACCTCATCCGTCAGCGCGGTGAAGTCGTCCACCACACCGAACCGGCGCCAGGGAGCGTGCCGAGGCCCACCGCCCGCGACCTCGTACACGCGCCCCGAGATGAGGAACATGGACGAGTCATCCGTTGGCCGGTAGTTCACCAGGACCCGAGCACCCGAAGCCGTAAGGTCCGGGACGCGCGGGTGATCCGCAGGGACAGTGAACTCGAGCGAACCCGCAGCGTTAGCCACCACCTCGCCCGACAGGGACAACGGCGCACCCAACGGTCCCTTGCGCGTGTACGCCTTATCGAACACCGTGACATCGAACGGGAGCCCACTCATCCGAACGCCCTAAAGAATCGCGGCACGAACGATCCTTGGACCGTGCCCTGACCAACCATCGTGATAGACAGCGGCGACGACTCACCCGCCGGGATAGAACGCGGGTCCCAAGGATTCACCAGGCCCGACACGTCCACCCCATCCAACGTCGCCAACGGGGCAGTCGGGTCCGTGTTGATTCGCAACACCGAACCCGCCGCAACGGCACCAAACCCGAGCTGCCCGCCAGCCGCCGAAATCGCGACCGACGTCAACCCCGACCCGACGCCCCGCACCGTGTACGTCACATGCGCGTCCACGTCACCCGGGTTCGTCAACTGGGCCGAACCCAGCGACGTAGCACCCGACACGTAATAGTCCGGGGCCGCATCAGAAGGTCCAGTGAAGTTCTCCGACTCCGCCACACCCCACACCGGCGAGTTCACCGGCGGACCCTCCCAGTAAGGGCGCTCCGCCATCAGCGACACCGGGTAGATAGCCCACCCCGCCTTGTGCGGGTCGCGCCCGTACTGCAACTCCGACGACGACCGGTAACGGCACGCCAACGTGCGGGCCGCACCATCCGAATCCGTCACCGCCCACAAACCCGGACGCCCGGGGTGCATCGTCTTCCAGAACGCAGCATCCCGCTCACGCCACACCGGGGTCGTGTCCCCAAAGATGCCCAACGTCCACTCCGGGTTACGCACACGCGTACGCGTCCCCCGATACCGGGCACCATCAACCGACGCATGCTCATCCGTGTACTGGTCAAACTCCGGCATGTGCATGCCCGTCGCGCCATCCATGAGCATGAGCACGCCGGCGGATGGGACGGACAGGTCAAACCTGGTTCCGTCCCATCCGGTCCACGAATGCGACAACCCGAGAAGCTTCGGCAACGGAGGCTCCGGCAATTCCGGGGCCGCACTGTAGACGACGTACGTCACCGAAGCACCCCCGTCACCCTCTGCCTAGTCAACTCACGACGCCGCATACGCTCGAGCTCATCAATGGCCGTCCGCTCATCACGGACAATCAACTGGTTAACCAGAGGCGAACCACCAAGACCGTTCTTCAACGCCGCAGACTCCTCCGGCGTCAACACAGCCTCAGGCTTCCCCGTCAAGTTCAGGCCCGTCTCACCAGGCATCAACCAACCACCCCGGTCATACAACTTCGGGATGATCCCGCCATTAGCCATCGCCCAGTGCACGTGGTCGTAGTGCATTCCACGCGTAGGCTCCGGGTACACGTACGACTTGCCCTTATAGAGCTGCCGCGCACCCGCGGGCGAGTAGATCAGCTCGGTAGCATTCGGAAACGCACCCCGCAGAGTATTGAAGATCGACATCATGCCCGCAGCGTCACCCGGCGCCGCAGCACCAATGTCGATCGCACGACCAGCACCGTGCATCGACGGGTAACCCGTAGCCGTGATCGCACCCGGGCGGAACCCTGACGTCACACGAGCCGACGGAACCAGGCCCTTCAACAACTGCGTCATACGCGCCACACCAAGAGCGCCAGCCGGGACACCAGCCGCACCGCCACCATCACGCGGCGCCGCACCCAGCATCGCTTTGACCTTGTCCGCCAGGCCGCCCGCGAACTTCGCCGGGAGCGTCCCCACGATGTCGAACAGCGGCGAGGAGTTACCCCCCGTGCCAGCGTTCTCCATCAACTCGGCAACAGCCCTCTTGATGGCACCAATGGGGTCCTTGATGACCTCGAGCGCCATGGCGCCCGCGTCCCACAGGGTCTCGCCGAAGCTGCGAACGCCCCGCCCGATGGACGACACCACCCCGCCGACGTTGTCCCAGAAGCCACCAGACTCCGGCTTCCGGACGCCACCGTTCGCGTAGGCCGTCAGACCGAACCCGAACCGGCGAGCAACCTCACCAAGGATCGCCGTAGAGCGCCCGCGCTTAGCAGGGGACAGCGGAATGTACGCCTCGCCACCAGTCTCCGGCTCAGCCCACAACCGCATAGCCCCACCACGCGCAATCTGCGCACGGTGGTCCTCAGACCCGTTCGCGAACTTCACCAACGGCGCCTTAGGCAGCGTCAAAGAATCCAGGCCGACAGCGCCCGCAATCTTGTTCCACCACTCACGGATACCGTCGTTGTACACGGTGCCCAGGATGAAGTTAACCGGCTTAGCGGCAATCGCCTTCAACGCGTCCCAAGCGGTCCCGATCGCGTCCTTAACGTTCGAGAACGCGTCACCAATCAGGGACACACCCGCCTTCAACGGGTCGAAGACGTTAGTGCTGATCCAGTCCCAACCAGACTTAAGACCAGACTTCATCGTTTCCCACGCCGTACCGATCGCATCCTTCACGACCTGGAACACAAACTGCAACGCCTCAAGCGCCAGTTTGAACGGGACGATGACCCACGTGTTGATCCACTGCCACACAACCGAAATCGTGGTCTTGATGCCGTTCCAAATCCGGTCCCAAACAACCTTCAAAGCAGCAATAGCGATCGGAAGGTTCTCCGACAACCACATCACCAACGGCGTTATCACATTCGTCACAAGCCAACTAATGATCTCGCCGGCAACCTTAATCACCGGCACCAACACCGTCGCCAGCACCCCCGCCAACACCTGAACGACAGGCGCCAACGAAGTAATCAACTCGACCAGCGGAGGAAGAAGCGTCTGAATCAGGTTCCCAACCACCGGCAGGAGAGGCAGGAACGCCTGCACAATCCCCAGAAGGGCGGGGATCAGCGGAGCAAATGCCGCCAACACAATGTCAAGCAGTTTCGCCAGGATCGGCAAGACGGCCTGCACCACCTGAATAAGCGGAGGAAGAACAGCCTGAACCGCTCCCGCCAACGCCTTACCAATGATCGGCACCAACGGCGCAACAGCCTTCGCAACGCCAGCGATAGCCGTCGCAATGAGCGGCAGCACCGGAGCCAACGCCTCAACCAAAACCGGGATCAGCGGCGCAACCGCCTGCACCAAACTCGTAAACGCCATTGCGATGACCGGCAGAACCTTGGACAGGGTCCCCGCCAGGATCGGAACCACACCCGACAAGGCGTCCAACACGGCCAGCAACGCGGTAGCGAGGATCGGAAGCACCGTCGCCAGCGCCCCACCGATCGCCCCAGCAACGTCCTTCACGACACCGCCGAGCTGAGACAACGCCGGAAGCATCGCCTTCACGACCTCCCCAAGCGGGGAGAACAGGGCAAAGATGTTCGACAGGGGCCCCTCGCCCGAGCCCAGCCCGGCGAACAACTTCGTGAAGTCGATCTGCGAGATCCACCCCGCGACAGACTCGAGCGCCGGGGCGAGCCACTGCCCGAACTTCTCCGCGACAGGAGCCAGAACGGTCCCGAGCGAGTCCACGGCACCCGTGATCGCCTGGAACACGGACGGCATCCCCGCAACAACCGGGGTGGCGAACGCAGCGCCCAGTCGGCCGAACGCCGCCCCGACGTTCTTCATGGCGCCGGTGAACGTCTCACCAGACTTGAGCGCCGCCCCGCCCAGGCCCGTCTCCATCGCAGCCTGGAACGTGGCGAAGTCGATCTCGCCCGCCGACGCCATCCGGGACGCCTCTTCGGCCGTGACGCCCATCTGGTCAGCCAGAAGCGACAACGCAGGCACGCCCGCGTCGTGCAACTGGTTGATAACGTCCATCTGAACCTTGTTGGACGCCGCAACCTTGCCGAAGATCGCACCCATGGAACCCATGTCGGTGCCAGCGATCGTCGCCGCGTCACCAACCAGACGCAGAGACCGCTCAAGATCCTGCCCAGGCTTCACCCCAGCAGCGACCATGCTCGCCGCAACAGAGCCCGCCTCGCCCATGCCGAACGCGGTCCCCTTCACCGCAGCAAGGGCGTTCTCCATGATGCCCGCGACGTTCGCCGCGTTATGACCCAAACCCTCGAGCTTCGCGGTCGCGTCCTGCAACTGGATCGCGCGCGAGAAGCCCTTCGTCAGGGCCGCACCAGCAACCAGGCCGGCACCAACCATGCCGACCTTCGCGAACGCCTTAACCCCGGCCGCGAGCTTCCCACCAATTCGGGAACCCGACTTCTCCGAATCCGCCTCAACACCCGACAGCGACTGCCGCAAAGACTTGTCCAGCTTGCGCGTGTCAGCAGTAATCGAAAGGTAAGCCACGCCAAGTTCAGTCGCCATGCCCGTGGCCCACCCCTCATATTCAGTTCAGCAGCTCGAACCCGCCACCAAGCCAGTCCGCCATCTCATCCATCGGCAGCGACGACGACCTCCCGCCATACACGCTCTTGTCCTTCGGCGGAGTCACACCCGGACGCTGAATCGGGTCCGGTGCACGACGCTCCTTCGAACCGCCCATCATGCGCCGCAACTCAAACCGCATGAACCGGAGCTCATCAACCAACGTCGCCTGCAAGTGCGCGTCCTGATCCCACATCCAGTCCGGGTCCACAACGCGCTGCAACGCCGACCCCGAAGGCAGGTGAAACACCAGGTCCCACAACGCGGACGGCGGCCCAACCTCACCGGCCAGGGCATCATCCAAATTCAGGGTGTAGAACCTGCGCAGATCAGCCCTGAGCACGCCCCTGTGTTCCCGCAGGAGCGCGCTCAGGCTCAGGAGTTTGGGTTGGCAGCCGCCAACAGTTCACCGACGAACGTGGCGCCCGTCTCAATGGGGTAGCGGCCCGTCTCCGGGTCACGCAACGCCTTGTGTACGCGGCGCACGTCCTCGGGGGAGAGGAGGCGTCGCAGGAGCCGCACGAACCGCATGGTCGCGTCACCCGCGTTAGCCTCGTCCATCGAGTCACCGAGGCGTGAAGCTTCCTCGATCGCGTCAATGTCGTCGAGGGTTTCGAAGTCGTCGAACGCGTTCTCGGGGATCGATAGGGCGATGCCACGGACCGTGACCTCACGACGCCCGTCAACAACCTTCGCCTTCTCAACCTTCGGCTGCCGGTCGGCGGGCTTCTTCGCACCCTTAGGCACGGTCACTTCCTTGCTTTCACTCATTGCGCGGTCCTTCCAAGTTGTTGCGCGGCTAAAAGGAGGTGCCTGGCGGGGCGGCGAGGCCGCGCAACGAAAACTCCGCCCCGCCAGGGGTCTAATCAGGACGCAGAGAACACGCCGTCATCGATGTACTTCACGGCCTGCCCACCCAGCGTCGAGTCCTTGAACGCCGTCACAGTGACCGGGTAACCAATCACCGAACCGTCGTTGTACGTGACGTCACCAACCTCGGTGATCTGACCGTCAGGAACCACGATGCGGAGACGAGCGTCACCGTCACGAACCTCGAACACGAACACCTCGTGAGGCATCTGGTCGCTGTTCAGGACAACGGTGTGCAGGGTGCCGGTAGAGACCGTCGCCGCAACCTTCGTCACGTTGTCGGCCCCGTACACCGCCTCAAGAACCTCAGTCTTGATCGACTCGAGGAACGTGAACTGGTACGTGACCGAGTACTCCGTCTGCAACACCTTGACAATGTCGCCGCCCCACGCCTTCACGTTCTCCGTGGTGCGACCGACCGTCTCCGTAAGGCCATCCTCCGAGATGTACCCAGTGGCCTTAATCGACGCGTTCAGTGCAGTGGCTGCGTTCGTCGGCAGCGTCGACCCGAGCGGGCCACGCCACACGCCGCCAGCCGCAAGCGGCTTCCCGGCGAGAACGTTCTTAACTTCGTTGACCATGCTTACTCCCTGAGAGTCGTTGCGCGGCCTCTAGGGATCGCCCAAGTCGGGCATGAACCCCGCCCACTCAGGGAGCGAGGGGTCTATGTGTCAGCGCCGCTTACGACGCTTCGGAGGCGCAACCCGCAGGTTTTCCACCGGGGCAGTTTCGGCAACCTCGGGGTTTCCCTCGTCGAGAAGCCAACCCTGCTCAAGCCACGCCTCCACGTCCTCAGTGGGGACGTCCTTCACCGCGCCACCAATCGCGGGATGCTTCACGCGAACCATGCCGCCTCCTAGATCGCAACGCCGCGAGAACGCAACGTCACTGTCGTCTGATACCGCGGAGAATCCGTCAAGTCATCCGGGTGATCCACCGGGCCACCAACCTCACCCGCAAACCACACGCCGCCCGTGTCCATCGACCCCAGAAGCGCGCGCACCAGACGACACAAGGCCGCAGCAGACACCGAATCCGGCGCCCAACACTCCGCCGTCACCTGCGCATCGTCCTGCACCAAATTCCGCCGGCCACCACCCGTACGAGACACCCGCACCAGACGCGCAGGACGCGGACTAGGCACCCGAGTACCGACATGCGCCGAATCCGACCGGGCCGCAAGCTGCGCCTTCAAAAACGCCACCGCCGCAGCCTCAACATCAGGAAACGCAACCGCCTCCACAGTCACCCCCTCGCCGCGTCCAACGCGCGCAACAGAGTGTTGCTCCGGGCGTTACGCCGACGAGCCGCGAACGACACAGCCACAACCTCAGAACGCGCACGCCCGCGACCTCCCGAAATCGAAGACTCAACCTCAACACCAGAACCAGCAGCCCGAGCAACACGCCGCGCGCGACGGTCCAGCTCGGCCGAAGTCTCCTTCGACGTACGAACCGCGCGGAACGCCCCCTGGTTGTACTTGATGCGCACAGCCATGTCAGCCCTCCACCCGTCGAAGCCGAACCACGACACCCGGCATGAACCCGAACGGCCCATGGTTGAAGTCGCGCACCCTGCCCTCAACCTCGAACTCGTCACCGTCGACAACGAACCGATCCAGGGAGCCCGCCGTGAAACCGGCAGGTCCATACAAGTCCAGATCCCACGTGACCTCATCACGCCCAGCCTCAGGCTCAGACGTACCAGCCGGCGCCCACGCATACACCCCACGATCAACAGGGGCCGCCCACGCCTTCACCGGGTTCCCGTGCGCATCCTCAACCCCGGGCGTGAAAACCCGGTGCCCAACAGTCCAAGGCATCGGGTACGCCCCCTGCTCCTCCGGCGCCGACGTGAACACCACGTAACTCACGGTCGCATCACCCACACCGCCGGGACGCGCACCCGGAACGACTGCGCGATCTCAAGATCGGCCGGGGCCAGCATCGTCTGCCCACCCTGAGCCCACGTCGCATACGTGTCGTTCCTCGAGAACGGACCCGCCGTGTCCTGGTGCTGAATCACGCCAGACGCCGCGTTCGGGTCGATCGACAGCACCTTCTTCGCCACCTCAGCAACCGTCAACCGCACCAGATCCGGCACCTCACCACCATGCGAGTACGACACCCGCACGAACTGGTGCGACACCCGATCCACCGTCAACCACTGCCCGAACAGATCAAACCCGAGCTCGGTCCCGTCGTCATCCGTCACCAACTCGACGGACACCACCGGGCGCTGCGTCAAATACACCTGCCCACCGTTGACCTTCAACCGCACGGTGGACGTGCCAGCGGTGAAGTCCTGCCCAGACACGCGCCGGAACAACTCCGACGCCTTGTCCAACACGGGCTCCACGCGCACGGCCTCTTCGGTGGTCAGGTCACGACCAAGAACAGCCTCAACGTCCTCAGCGGACGCCAGTTGCACAACAGCCATGACCCGACCACCTTCCGAGTTCGATCAGGCGAACAGGCCACGCAGAACGGCGTGCGACTTCTCGTTGCCGTACTGCAAGCCGATCTCGCCGTAGATCTGCGTCTTGTCCTGCGCACCCGTCTTGGCAAGCTCCTCCTCGAAGAGGACGCCCTTGCCGGGGATGCTGAGGAAGACCGGGTCGACCTGCTCCATGCTGACGACCGCGAGGGCGTCAGCCGGGAGCGCACGCTCCGTGACCAGGTTCAGCGTGCCGAAGTCCGTCACGATCGTGGAGACCGCGACACCACCCACGTTGCGGGTGCCGGCGAAAGCGTCCGTCTGCCCGTACGCCGTGGCGTACGCCTTCGACAGGGCGCGACGCTGACCGGACGGCACGAACAGGGTCGCCGTGTCCTGCCCGGAGATGCCGCCATTGTCGAACGCCGCCTGCAAAAGGATGTTCACGTCGTCAGGGGTGACGACGTTCGCAGCCTTGAGCGGGTAGAAGTCGATCCCGGTAGCGGTGCCGACCGTGATCGCAGCTCCACCCTTGGTCGCGGAGACCTTGAACGACGCCGTGGTCGAGTTCTGAACGACCCAGTACGCGCGGTGAGCGACGATCGTGGCAGACGCACCCACAGCGGTGAAGACGACCTTGTCGTCCACGACCAGGTCGTGGGTGACAGTGATCGTGTCCGTCGCCGACGTGGCGCCCGTGACCTTCGCCTTCTTGACCTGAGCGTTGGTCGTGACAACCGAGAGCAAGCCCGCGGTCTGACGCGCAGTCGCGTTCGTGGTCGGCTTGACCTTCGTCCCGTGCCAGAACGTGAAGTTCACGTCACGCGCGATCGTCTTGAGCGCGTTCGCCACCTGGTGAGCGTGCTCAGACGTCACCGGGTTTGGCGTGCCATCCGCCGAGTAGAACGGCGCAGACCCGGGGGTCGCGTACTGACCCGTAGCGGCCTGCTTCGTGTACGACGTCGAGACCGACTCGTGGAAGATCTGCACGACGTTCTCAACGTTCGCACGCACACGCGACTCAGCCGTGGGAGCGTCCGCACCCTCGAGCCGGGCACGGATCTCCGGGTCGCGAAGATCCTCCGTCTGCCACTCGAAAGCGGGCGACGCGGTCTGCTTCCCGCCACCCAGGCCACCGGCCATGGACAGAAGCGGGGTGTCAGTCGGGGTGAGCGAAATCAGCTCACCGTGGTAGTTCGGGAGGTTAAAGGTCGTCCCGAGACCGGTAATACCAGCCATGATCTCTCCTGAGGAGTTAGCTCTTCTTCGCGGCCACGAGTGCGGCACGCTGCTGCTTCAAAGCGATCGACACCTCGTACTTGCCGGCCTTGGTGGCCTCAGCAATCTGGGCGTCAAGCACCTCGAGCGGGTCTGACTGGCCATGCACACCCGCACCAACAGCACCCTGAGCATCCGAAGGCGGGGCCTTAGGCGTCTCAGGTGCAGGCGGGGTGGTTCCCTTGAGACGAGCCGCAAGCCTCTCGGCGCGCGCCTCAATCTCCTCCGGAGTGCCAGAACCCAACAGCTCAAGGTCATCCTCGGAAAGCCCGTGCTTCACGGCAGCCTTCATGCGGGCCAGCTCGGCAGCCGTGTCGGCAGCCAACCTCTCCGCAGTAGCCTTCGCGTCCTCAAGCTTCTGCTGTTCGGTCTTCTGCGACTCGACGAACTTGTCGTACTCGGTCGCCTTCTCGGCGTTCTCCTTCGCCCGCGTCTCCCACTTCTTGGACGCCTCGAGGCGCGCCTTGAGGTGTCCCGGCTCAAGGCCGAGTTCAGAGACGAGCGCCGCCAGGTCGGCTAGCGGATCGACGGGCGGTGTCGGCTTCGGGGTCTCCGTGTCGGTGACCTCGGGCTCGACGGTTGTGGGCTCAGGCATGGCTAGTACTCCCGTGTCGGGTCGATGGGTGGCCTCACCGTGTCGGTTGCGGCCGATCCCCGCGCGCGGCGGGGAAGATTCTGTGCGTCAGCGTGCCGAGGCGCGCTTGTTCCGCATGTGAGCGCGGCCGGAGGCACGCTTGCAAGTCCGGCATCGGCGCCCGCCGTCGCTGCGAAGCATGAGGTTGTCGCCGGAAAGCGGGTGCCCCTTACCGCAATGAGTGCGGCGCGCCCAGCGCGCCATCGGGTTGTCGCTACGGAGCGAGTTCACTCGGTGCGTGACCGCTTCCATGTGGTCCGGGTTAACGCAGGAGCGGTTTCGGCAGAGGTGGTCAATCTCGAGCCCCTCGGGGACGGGGCCTCGCGCCATCTCCCAGGAGACGATGTGCGCAGAACCCATGCCCTGCCCGGGGGCAACATGGAAGGTCCCGTACCCGTCGGAAACCTTCCCAGCGACCCATTCCCAGCAAGTCTCGGTCTTCTTGACCTTCTCCCAGAAGCGCTGCTCAAGGGTTCTCATCTGCGAAGGTCCTCCGGGCCGGTGAAGTTGTTGGATCGCCAGGTGAGGACAGGCCCCACCTCACCGTGCTCACGTGTCGCAAGCAGGTTCCTGTAATCGTCAGTAGTGCTGCGATCAACAGCACCGCCAGAATCACCAACGAGATCATGTGTGCGCTCGAGCAGATCCGGGTCCAAAACCTGACCCGGATCCTCGTCAGCCTTCAAGGCCGACACGTCACAATCACACCCAGGGTGGATCGGCATAAGGTCGCCCTTGTGATACCGCTGAGTCGACGCGATCATGCACAGCGCGCAGTCCTCATTGCCCGTCAACACGCGCCGGTAGTACGTGAACGAACCGCCCGACATCGAAGCACGCGACTGCCGCACCTTTGCCATCTGCAAATCGGTCATAGCCAACGAGACGAGACGCGTCGCGCCGGCCTCGAGTGCCACCTCGAACGGCTTACCGGCCGCAAGCTCCGTATACACCGACACCGCAGGGCGTCGGTACACTTCCGACGCAGGCACGCCCCGAGCGTTCAAGATCTCGTCCTGCACCACCGGCACGGCGGCCTCACCGGACACGCGGGCCAGATACGCCGACGTCAACGACGCCACCTGCAACTGACCCGCCTGCACCCGAGGTACCAGGACGCTCACCAGGCGCTCAACCTGCGCATCCCGGTACCCGGGAGACGCCCGCCAAGCCGCCTCAGCGAACGCCTGAATCCTCGACCGGACCTGAGCCACCGCCGCTTGATACGCCGCCAACTCCTGACTGCTGCTCGCCACCAGACGCACCGCCCGTCAGCGTGAAGGCCGCCAACTGCTCCGCGGCAAGATCCAGCTCCGACTGCGCGATCTGATCCGGCGTCATCCCTAGAATGTCCCGCTGAATCTCACGACGCGACAACCCAGCAGCCTTCGCCTGCGCCGCCGCCGCATACTTCTCCGACATCGACACCCGGTCAGGCTCAACCCACAACACTTCAAGTGTCTCGCCCTCAGTGAGCTCAACACCCTCAGCACGCAGTGCATACACCAACGCAACCTCAAGGCCAGGGCCAAGCGCCTTCTGCTCATCCTTCGCCTGCAAGTACTGCGGCGTCGTGACGTTCGCGGCACCCGTCGCGGACTGGTTCTGCCCGTCCGGGATGAACTCCGCGATCGGCGTACCGGTCGACGCGGCAAAGTCACGCAGGTCCGACTTCTCACCCTCAAGCAAGGGGCGGATATCGGTCTGCTGCGACTCCCACACGTCGATGCCCTCAGGAAGATCCCAGAGAGCACCAGGCGCCGGCTCGAACATCTTCGCGTAGTCGATGTCGTTGCCGTCTTCGTCCTGCGCCGACATGCCTGGCGAGTTGACCTCAGTCTTCAACGCCCGCTGCCGGAAAGCCTGCATCGCCGTCGTCACCAGACGGTTCAGCTTGCCCAGGTTGATGCGGTCGATGACGTCCAGGTGCGGCTCAATAAGGCCCTCTTCGCGCTCCCACGCGATGATCGGCGGGTTGCCCTCGAAGGCGCCCACGTCGACCGGAGACCAGTCATCACCACGGGCACCGACACGCAGGATGTCGTACTGATCCTTAGACGGGCGCGTGTAACGCACCCACATCCCAGTGACCCACACCTGCGCGAAGTCCTGCCCCGCGTCCACATCACGCCACACCTTCAACGCCGCACGCGTACGCCACGGCCGCACCGGGTCCGTCGCAGCAATGAACTGCTCCGGCGCCTCACGCGTAACGATCGACTCACCCTCAGCCGAGCGGCCAACCGCCATGTACCCGTAGCGCGTCGTTAGATAGTCCACGATGGCCTGCGAAACCTGCACATCCAACCGGTTATCCCGGTAGATGCGTCGAGCCGAAAGCAAAGCCGGGGCCGTCTCAGAATTCCCCAGACGCAACCCATTCGGACGCAACCGCCCAGCCAAAGACTGAACCGCACGCCCACCATAGTTCGTCCGAGCCTTCTTCTGAAACGCCTCCCACGACGCCCGCACATTCTCACCCATCTCAGGGAGAGGCGCGCACCCATTCGTGTACGAACGCAGCAACGCGATACGAGGGGCACGGTCATCCAGGCGCTTAGCAAGAACCTTCAACCACTCATCGGGGGTCGTAGCCACGCGCACCCCCTAAGGTCAGTAAATCCGTCTCGGCGCCCGGCTGACCGCCGGACGCGCATTCGCCATCCCATACGCCGCAAGAGTCACAGCCACCAAAGGCGTGATATCGCCCAGATGCTCCTTGCGGTTCCAACCCCAAGCACCCTCACCCGCAATGTTCCGCTTCGACGCACCACGCAAAGCCGCATTCAACTCAGCCTGATCGAAGTGCGTCAACCGGCCCTCAGTCATCGCGGCGTCATAGAACCCGCCACACGCCTTCGCCATATCCGACGCACCCGTCACCGTCAACGGCACCCGAGCAGCCTTCAACGCCGGAATCAGCGACGCCGCAGGAGACGAACCATCAACCACAACCGTCACAGGGCGCAACTTCAACCGCTGCACAAGCCACTCAACAACCCACTCAGACCCAGACTCAGTAGGACCAAGCTCAGCAACCTCAACGTGCACCGAATCGCCATTCTCACGGGCAACACCGATCGCAGCGCGTGACCGCTCCGGATTCATGTCAATCCCGAACGCCACACGCCCCGACTTCGGCGCATCCTGAGTCGCGCACTTCTCCCACGCGCCCGCCGGGATCACTTGCAGCTGCGACGCCGACGCCCACATACCCAGGCGCTCACGCGCAAACGTCACGTCATCCATCGCCGCACGCTCATCAGCGACCGTCTCAACATTCAAACGTGTCCCGAGAGCAGGGTTCGTCGACGCCCACAACGACCGGTCATCAAGGTCAACCGCACCCTCGACCGACCACTCATACCAGGCAAGGCGCTTATCCTCACCCTTCACCCCAGCGTCACGCATACGCGTCCACACGGCGCCATCCATGTTCAACGCCGGCGGAGTGCCCGTCATGATCTGCTGCGGGTTCCGCGTAGGAGACGCCGAAATCGTCGGCAACAGGGCAGCAAGCGCGTCCTCATTCAGCTCCTGCGCCTCATCCATCACCAGGACATCGACCGTGAAGCCACGACCCGAACCCTTGGAACGCGCAATGAACTCGACCTGGCCGCCGTTCGTCAGAACCACAGCCTCCTGGCCGTTCGTCTTCCGGATGTCCTTCACCAGCGCCGCCAACTCCGGGTACTGACGCTCGTTCTCGAAGAACGAAGCGATGCGCAGGAACGCCTTACGCGCCGTCTTCACCTCATGAGCCGTGTGCAAGAACCGCTCGCCCAGCTCGACCATGCCGAACAGCTCACGGATCTCGAGGATGCCGTTCTTGCCGTTCTGCCGAGGGACCGCAACCCCGCAGCGAGGGGCAGCCCACTTACCATCCGGGCGGCGGCCCAACCAGCCATCCAGGACAGTTCGTTGCCACGCATCCGGCGTCAACCCATACGACGACGCCAGGAACGCCGCATCCTCACCCTCAGAGAACTTCGCTCGCGGCGTCAGCCCGACCCTAGGCTCCTGCCCTCCGAGCTTCACGCCTCTTCCTGAGCTCATCGAGCGCCGTCCCCTTCTCCTCCGGGGCCGCCTTCTCAGCAGTCTCGATCAGGGACAGAACGTCAGTGAGTTGGCGACTCAGAGAGGCCACATCACGCGCCGAATCAGCTTCCGTGATCGTGCGCGCCAACAGGTCGCGAAGGTCCCTCAGCGTCGCCAAACGGTCACCAGAAGCAGCAGTCTCGGGAAGCGTCACAGAGGGCCTCCCGTGTGGAAACGAAGCTCGGGGGGATATCGCA